AAAAAATACTCTCACATTTCTATGAGAGTATTTATCTTACTTATTTGATATCTAAGGGTCGTGCTTTAGTAGCGACAATACAGTAGTATTTTTCTTTAGCTTTTGTTGGATTTTCAGGGTCTTCGGGATTCGGAACATTAAGATCAAATTCAAGATTATTAAATTGGTCAATATCAAACCCACAGCGCATGAGTAGTGCGGCAAGTTGATTGTGTCCAAGAACGCTATAGTGATTCAAATTAAATTCATGTTTTCTATCACCGTCGGGTGCAGGCACTTCAATATAAATCTTTGAACCTTGCTTCAATACACGATTGTATTCCATCAAACTAAAGATAGGATACGGGCTATGCTCTAATGCATGACGCAAGAAAATGAAGTCAACACTTTCATCGTAGTAACCATCAGCTTGAGGCAAAAAACTTAAGTCATACTTTTTAATAGTATGGCCTTTGCCTTCACAGATGGCAACATCGCCGGGACTCAGTGTTACACCGGTCACATTAGTATACTCACGCTCTTTCATTTCGTCAAGAAAGTAGCCTGGGCCACTTCCTAAATCAAGAATGTGTGCATCCTTTGGCAAATTGAGTGGGTCAATATAAGTTTCTACTACTTGCTTAGTCAATGTTTGATGAAACTTGCTATCGCCTTCATCATAGATGTGGGCAGTGTAAAGCCATTCATTATAGAACTTGAGCTTGATGAGGTCGAGGGTTTGGTTGATGTCGATTAAATTGTTCATGAAATTACTTATGCGGTGATTTGATAGTAATTATTTTTTTCTGTGATCTTTTGGTCTAGTAGCAACCGGACTAGTTTTGTTCACGCTATCTAATTCGCATGAATCACTACTAGTTTTCTTTGAGGAAGGTTGACCCATTACCTTTTCTGCATGTTTACGAATTTCTGCACCAGCATCAGTGTAATCAATCATAGTAAAGTTGCTACCGATTTCATTATTTGGTTCCATATCGCCGCGAGGTGCAGCAGCAAGAGCTACACCAAATCTATATGCAAGATAGGGATTATTATTATTATCTAAACCCTTATTGATTGTTAAACCAGGAAGAGCATGTTTTGCACCTTGTCTAATCTTGCTAGACTCGTTTACGAACTCACTAGCCCTCATTTCTTATACCCCTTGAAAGGCTTTATTGGGCTTTGGTCTTGTGTAGAATCTAGTTCTTCGCTATCTAAATCACCCTTGTTCAAATCTTTAAATGGAACGCCAGCTGCTTTGTATGCCATTTTTAACATATCTTGTTCTACTGTAGTATATGGGTGAGCGGTGTTATTTTTACCTACCCAGCTCTCGCTACTTAAATCAGGAACAGTTTTACCGTCGGTTGAGGCAACAGCCATCATTACTCTGTTTAAATCATAAGTGCGGTCGTATTGGCTTATTGCAAACAGGTTTAGCCCAACAGTAGACTGCTGTTGTCGGTTAGAAGGCTTTCCTTTAGATTCACTAATGAACTCGTGCGCTCTCATCGCTTATATCCCTTAAAGGGCTTAAGAGTTGATTGTGTTCCGGTGTTTGGAATCTCATCGCTGCCCGGCGTACTTACTGATTGTTTACCGCGCTTTCCTACTTTTGCTAATGCCTGATCAATGATTTGCCCAATATCAGCATCAAATTCAGAAGATACTACTTGATTCTCGCCCCATGTAGTTTCCGCTGTAAAATCGTTCTTGAACTCATTTTGAACACCATCATCGGGGCCGTTCGTTCCACGAACATCTGCAATTGCTACTCCGAATCTATACAATTCATAGAAATCATTATTCTTCAATTCAGGAATAACAAAGGTATTAGGTAGTGCATAGGATGCAACACTTAATCCATCAGTAACGGATTCTGTTATGAATTCGTATGCTCTCATTAAAATGCTTGCTCGGTTGATACGTTCAAATCGTTTTCAGTAGACATTACTGAGTCTACATATCCATCGATTCCCATTAATAAGCCAGGGACGTTTGCACCAATCCAAAGTAGTTGAGATCCGATGAAGTGAAAAATAGTAGCATCTTCTAAAGGATCAGCTAGTAGTTGAACATTGCCACCAGAAACCTGCATACTATAAGTTGTCAATGCACTTCCAAATACCGAGGTACCTACTGCACTAAACTTTGCATCATCTAATGCCTGATTGATTTGTGCATTAAGTTGCATTGATTGGCTACTATTACCTTCGGCATCAGCAGCGTACACAAAAAGTTGACCCATTGTAAAAGTATTAGCGGGAGTCTCAAAAATAAGCTGCCCGGGAGTAGTGCCTACTGAGTAGGAGCTACTTGTGTTTACTGCGGTAGGGAAAAGGTTAGCGAAGTTATTATTGATCTTGCCAAACGCTACTCTTAACGGATCGCCTTCGCCATCGTTAGGTAGTGTACCAATGTTAATGATTTCTTGTGTAGCCATATCAACCTTCCGTGATTATAGAGTATTTATCACGATAGTTACCGATTTGTTATTTGGTAGCTTCTTCAAATATAGCTTTTTGTTTGGTATACCACTCGTGCCAACCTTCAACTTTACGGCTGCATTCGTGATATAGAATATAGTTTTCTACTACTACTTTGGTAAAGTCGCTAAGTGAAGCGTCTTTAGCAACTTCTTTGAGAGCTTCGCATTTCTGTAATAATGTAGCAGGAGCTTCTGGAAACTTAGCAGTTACGGGTTCAACGTGAACCGCACAACCAGACAATACTAAAAGGGGAAGAATTAATAACTTCTTCACTTAGGTTCTCCCTCAGGAGTACCCTCACTAAGATTAAGTGTTGCTGCCATATTGTGTGCGTTGATTACTTCTGCTGGGAGTTCACAGAAATTGTCATACTTGACAATCTCTCTGTCAACATATTCAGTAATCGTCTTACCTTTCTCACGGATGACTTGTGTATCCGTAACAATTTTCTCTACGATTTCTACATTGGTTTCTACTGATTTTGTTTCTGCTTTTTGTAATTTAAGCTTTAACTCAGCTACTTCAAGCGCAACACTATGCTTATAGGCTAGAGCGCCTTGAAAGAAAACGGCTACAATAGTAAGGGCTAATGCAAGGAGTTGAATAGGTAGTTTATATTGAGATATGAATGGGACTCTTCCTGCGACAACAGAAACTAGTAACCCAACTACCCCAACAATGAGGGCTAGGTTAAATACAAAAGTCGGTACAAAAGTAAGAATCCAGAATATTGACATAACACATTTATTTATCAAAAAACTTACAAACGGCGTCTGCAACGGCTTCTATTTCACTGTCAGAAAGTTCAGGGTAGATAGGAAGACTCAGTACGCCCCTAGACAATGCTATACTAGTACTAAGCATGTCCGGCTTCTTGATAATATCCTTAGCAATTGGCAACTCGCTTAATGCCTGACTATAGTGTACCCTAGCTTCAATCTTGTTATTCTCTAAATACGAGTATAGGTCACCTCGTTCCGGCGTATAGATAACAAACTTTTGATCAGCATGTTTGTCAAACGGTTCACTGAGACACCTAAATGGTAAACCCTCAAATCTATCCAAATAGTAATTTCGTATTTTTTCTCTACGATTTTGCCATCTATCAATATATTTGGACCTAACTAATAGATGGGCACACTCTAATTCACTCATCTTACTGTTAGTGCCAGGATAGTAATGTTCAAACTTGCCATTGTTCTTCATAACATTTACCCAATCGTATAGCGATTGGTCATTTGTTACGATTGCGCCGCCGTTGCCGCTACTCGGTAAGTTCTTAGTAGGGTCAAAACTGATAGCCATAGCATCACCAATTTGATGTTGGTTTACTGATAACCAGTGTTGCGCGCCATCTACAATTGTGTTAGAGTAAAAGTTGCGATTTGGACTAGCACCATATAATCCTACAAAGCAGGTGTAGCTGTTAAAACCATCTTCATAGTCATCATCAAACTTAATCAATCCATTACTATCAGTATCAACTAGTTCAACGTCCCATCCTGTACTAACAAATGCATTTAACGTAGCAGGAAAAGTTAAGTTTGGAATGCGGATCCGCGGTGGTTCTTCTTCCCCTGCTAAAAAACTAAGATCGTAATGATACCCAGCGATAAACTCTAGCGCATGAGTTCCACTGTGCGTGACTGTAGCAAACTTACAACCCGTGTAATTACATAGCCATGATTCTAGTGCGGCGGTATAGGGGCCATTAATCAGCACCCCTTCCTTTAAGGCGTCATGGGTTGCATCTAGCAACTCATCTTGGAGGTTATCGTATTGTCTTTTTAGACCAAAATGCGGAATTAGATAACCACTCATAGTAAGCTTTAAATCCTTCTTCTATGTCAACCTTAGGATTAAAGTTGAAATCTTTTTTAGCAGCATCAATGTTCAATGCTCCCCTGCTCGGGAAAGCAGTATCCTTATCTCTGACTTCAATTGTGCCTTTACCAGCAAGCTTAACTGCTAGCTCGGCTGCTTCTAACAGTGTCCTAGAAGCTCCTCTCGTGACGTTATAGCACTTGTTAGCAGTATCGTGAGACAATGTAGCCGCTACGATGCCATCAGCTACATCGTCAACACACGAAAAGTCTAATTTTTCTGCTAGTCCATTTACTATAATAGTTTCATCACGTAATGCTGCTAGAAGAAACTTTGACACAACTCGGTTTTCTACATCACAGGGGCCGTACACTGCACTGGGACGAATGATAGTATAGTCAAACGCCCCTCTATCATGATAATCCTTCACTAGCCATTCGCCAGCTAATTTCATAATACCGTACATGCCCTGAGGCTTACACTCAGCATCCTCTGTAACATCATCAGTAAAGTCACCATAGACCATGCTACTACTGACATATACAAACTTCTCAATATTGTTGCGTTTTGAAGCTTCGCAAAGATTCAACAGGCCCTCCATCATTACTCGGGCTCCGAATGACGGGTTGCTGTTTACTACTTTTTGGCGGGGGAAACTTGCTAAGTGAATAACAATGTCGGGATTAAAACTATCAAAAGTCCGGTCAATTGGAATACGATTTTCAATATCATACGGATGACAAACTGAATAAATCTTCTTAATCCGCTCTTTAAAAAGATAGTTCATTTCATCTTCTGGGATGATGCCGTAATCAGTCATATTATCGATGATAAGAACATCATGACCTAAGTCTTCTAACTTAGCTACTACATTATGCCCAATGAAGCCCAAACCACCTGTTACTAGAATATTCATCTGTTGTTCAAATAATGTTCTGCTAATAGAATCATAGCTTTGGCTTGTTGTTCACTTTTAGGTAGAGGGACCATGTCACCGTTAATCAAACCATCACGCTCTTTTAAAATAGGAGCAACATGGTGATCAAAAACCTGTGCCATGGTATTGAAAAATCCCTTTCGTTCCAACTCTGTCATTCCTGAATTAAGTGTATACATTCTATCGTCTTCACTGATTGTAATTCCATAATCGTGCCGAAAAGTTAAGCACATATCATTAATAATCTGCAAGTGTTGCTGTTCTTTAGTCATACTTCAATTTCCAATATACGAGTTGCTTAGAGGTTAGAGTAATTCTTACGTGGTAACTATATCCATAATATGATGATTCTCGGTGCCAACTGGGAATCTCAGCACAGTTTTCCATTGCCCACTTACCTGCTTCACTATTCTGCCATTCCCAAAGAGGTTCGGCAGCATAGATATCAGGATCTTCAACATCTCCGACGTTGAAGCGGTGAGCAACGATTGTTTTCATACTGCCATATCAGCCTTAATAGTACCATGACTCTGATAGTCAAATAACAGTATATCATCTATTGAGAATTTGTCAATGTTTTTTATCTCAGGATTAAGAAAAAGTGCAGGTAGTGGGTATTCTTCTCGTGAAAGCTGCTCTTTAACCTGCTCTACATGATTGCTATAGATATGTGTGTCACCAGTTGAAATGATAAGTTCACCTACCTTTAGGTCACATACTTGTGCAATCATATGAGTAAGCAATGCATAGCTAGCAATGTTGAAGGGGAGACCGAGGAATACATCAACGCTACGCTGATACATGTGGCAGCTTAGTTTACCGTTGCTAACATAAAACTGTGCGAGAACGTGACAGGGAGGCAATGCCATCTGATCAAGTTCGTCTACATTCCATGCCGTAAGAATATGTCTACGACCATTAGGGTCCTTCTTGATACCCTCAACTAGATTTGAGAGTTGGTCAACTCCTCGCCAGTCTCTCCACTGTACACCATATACTCGGCCCAAATCCCCGTCGTATTTCGCTTTTGGGGTCCAATAAGCTGCTTGAGCGTTTCCTGTCCATATCGTACTACGTTCAGTATCTCTGGATCCGTATAAAATCTCTGCAAGTCTTCTCTCATCTCCGCTCCCTTCTATAAACCACAATAGTTCACTAACTACCGATTTCCATGCTAATTTCTTAGTTGTTACAGCAGGAAAACCCGCTGCCAAGTCAAATCGCAATTGACGGCCAAAGACGCTGATAGTTCCAACACCGGTTCGGTCATCTTTGACTTCGCCATTATTTAGTATGTCTTCTAATAAATCGTGATACTGTTTCATTTTCTTTTCCAAATCTCATATGCATGGTCAGGAAATATCTCGCTATAAGTCCGTACATAGTTATGTTCTACATATAGCAAATCTATGAAGGTATCGCAAGTATAATGGTCATATACTTTAGTCAAGTGAATTTCGTCAATGTTTTCCCAACAGCTTTCAATTAGTTTCGAGCCGCCGATTATCCAAACTTCTACATTTTTTGGAGAATAGAATTTTGTGTTCGACACACGAATTACATTGTGATGTTCCGCTTCCAGTGGTCTAGAAGATACGACAAAATTGAGTCTGTTGGGTAATGGTTTCTTTGGTAGACTATCCCAAGTATTACGTCCCATAACTACACATTTACCGCTAGTAAGACGCTTGAATCTTGGCAAATCACCCTGGATATTATTCCAGGGCAATTTGTTTTGATAGCCTATGCCCCCATTAGGGTCACATGCTAATATTAATTTCATAGTCCATTCAATATTCTATCAGTTTCAGGTTGTACTATTTCTGCAATACTTTCCACATCTAAAATAAATTCTATTCCTATTACTGATTCGTCTAGTTCCATAAGTTTAGTGCTTATTGTATCTTCAATCTCTTCGGGGTCAAGTCCTCGTTCCATCAATCGTTGTATATTAATAGTATGCTGTTTTCTTCCTACTAACTTTAATATAATTTTCTTAATAAACTCAACTGGAATTTTCTGTTTGTCAACGTCTTCAAGTAATCTTTCCCACTTTTCGATAAATTCAGGGGACATTAACTAACACCTTATGCTTTTACCAGAACCTTTTTCGGCCTGCCTTTAGTTTTTGTTGCTGCTTTCACAGTGGGTTGGCTAACTGGATCTAAACCATTTGCTTCTTGCAATAGTCTATCTGCTTCTACGAGTAGACCCTTTGCTTCTGCTGACATTCTCATTGCTTGTTGACGAAGATTGTTAGCAATAGAGTCATCTCCTAATGCATCGCCTGATGCCATTAATGGTTGGGCGGGCGGTACCGTAGCTGATTCAGTAATCATGTCACCGCGCATACGCTTAGCAACTTGCATTGGGTCTTGCATACCCATTTGATTATCCATGTCAGCAAGCTTCTTAACTGCGGCTTCGCCCTTTTCCATTTCGTCAAGGATAGTGTTTAGTTCACTAAGCTTAATCTGTGTTCCGGGTGCTGGGGTCATAACGATAAGTTCAGTTTGAACCTTCTTAAGCTGACCTTCAGCGTGAAGCTTTTGTAGAATGATGATACCATCTGTGGTATAACTGCGGTTTAATGCATCCGCTAAATTCGTACTGTTCTGACCAATATCACTTTCAATACATTTTACTAGCGGGTCGTGTACAGTTCTGTTCAATAGTTCTGTATATACTACTAAACACATATGTGGCTCGCCGGGTACTTCACGGAATACAATCGCTACCTTGCGATCACCGTGCTTCCCTACGTGTCTTGTAAAAGCCATTTGCGTTCTCCTTGTAAATTCGCAATAGTATTTAATTGCTAAATTGATTGGAGAATATTTTTATTTCCAGCGTAGGGTGAAGAATGCGGCGTGTTTTGGGTCATTGAATCTCACATCCATGAACCACCCAGCTCCATATTGTTTCCAAACAGCAGACCAGTTTTGTCCAATATACTCTGTACCCACAATACCAGTAGAGTTTCTGCGATTGGATTTACCTACATTAGCATCAAGCCAATCTATTATCTCCATCGGGCTTTTTGCCATACTAGCACCGACCCTTACAGTGGTCATGACCATCGCAAGATGAACATCATCAAATGCTTCTCTTCGCCAAACCAAAAGATATAGTCAGGATCATACTGATAATCCCAAACAGTTTGCATATTACATGGATTATAGCCAGCAGCACCAAAGGTTTTATAGCACCACGTAGCCATTTCCTCCAATTCAGCAAACGAATACATGATTGGATTAGCGTAGTGTAATGTCTCACCAAAGATTTTGCTTTCTCTAGTGAGTGTAGCTATGCGTTTAGCCGCAGGCTCAAATCCAAAATCATCTATCCAAACGCTAGTGGCCCTAGCCCCATGTAAGCTCATAAATCATCGCTTCCTTAGGGTCTTCAAATGAGGGAGCGTACTCTAGAAAAGAATTTTCTATCCCACCCATAGCATATCTACCGGACAATTTCTCCTGAATCCAAATCTTAGATTCATCAGTTATGGGTGTTTTAGAGACTACAAAGTGACTAGGAGAAAAATTCAATTCTCGGTGCACAAACCATGTGTGTAGGTTGATATCTTCAATCGTTTTCATTTTTTACCAACAAATATATCGTTTCTAACTTATCCAATTGCTCTGCTAATGCAGGAACTGTCTTTGCCAGTTCAACTATTTTCATTAAACGTTTTTGTCTATTAAGAAGCTTTTTAGTTTCCTCTACTGCATCATCTGTGCGAATTAAAACGCGGTCAGACGATCCACGCTCTCTTGCGTAGATCGTCTTTCCACCATCCGGGGACTCATATATAGTAGCCCCCACGCTTGCTATCGTATTACTTCTTGTGGTCATCGTAAATTGCATATACACCGAACGGGGGATTGGGGTTCGGGTCACCGTGAATGATCCAAGTCGTATCACAGTAATCAGCATCGCCCCAGCTACCGCAAGGATAACCGTCAGTGAAGACAATCAAGCGATTGGGAACACGACCAGCTTCCTTGAGGTCATCAAAGATGCTGTCAAAATCGGTACCACCACCACCGTGCAATTCGTATTCTTCAATACGCTCCATGTTCTCGCTAGAGAATTCCTGAGTGTTGTAGCACTTAGTATCAAAGCAAGTTACACGGAGATTGTAACCATCAAACGCTTCCATCATGCCAGCGACTTCGCTAAGGAACTGCATACCCTGCTTGTTGCTGATAGAACCAGACATGTCGATATAGATATCAACATCGATTTCTTCACCGGGATTCATACCGGGCATGATAGCATCCATGTGCCAAGAACGACGAGAAGGACGCATCCATGTGTAATCAGACTTGATAGCAGAGGTCAGATTAGTCTGGATTAGTTCACGCCAGGGCATGACAGGATCAGTCATCTGCTTGATAAGACGTTCAACACCTGCGGGCATTGAACCAGCTTCTGCTTGCTGTGCAGCATTCAGAATAGCCTGCTTGATTTCTTGGCGCATAGCTTCACGCTCGGCTTCGGACATCTTAGGACGGCCCTTGCCCTTGCGACCTTCGTTACCGTCACCGTCTTCGCTATCGTCACCTTCACCATCAAGATGGTCATCAAGCATTTGATCAAGAAGGTCGTCAATATTGATATACTGAACGTTCTTCATCAAATCTTCATAGATATCTTCCGAAGTCCAACCCTCGTACTTCTTTTCGTACAAGCAAGGAACCGTCGTGATGAACTCACCAACCTTGTGCTTCTTAAGGTCAGCGTTTACAGTGTAATCGTTAGCGATGTTCCAGATTTCAGGGTCACGGTCAATACGACGACCAATGTGATCGTACACAACGTGCATGACTTCGTGAGCAACGAGGAATTCAACTTCCTTCGGCTTGAGCATCATGATAAAGCGGCTGTTGTAATACAACTTAAGACCGTCAGTAGCAGCAGTAGTCAACCAATCGTCAGCGTTGATAAGCTGGAGACGAGTAGCGAGATTACCGAAGAAGGCATGCTTAAGAAGCAGACCAATACGAGCGGTAATAAGACGCTCACGGGCATCATGGTCAACACGCGGGTCAGTAGGACCTACAAGATTTTCAAACTTCTTGCTGCGTGAACGCTTAGAATTGCGCTTAGTAGAGGCAGTAATATTGGTCATAAAAACTCCGTTGCTTGATTATGTTTTCACTATAACAAACTTTTGGGGTAATGTCAAGCCTAAATGAAGACGCTGGCGATTAAAATGTCATTGGGGAGTTCACCGGTTTCTTCCCCGTCAGCGTATGCAAGCTTGTAATTAGGATTGATTTTATATATCGCTTCTAATACGGAATCCTTAGATACGAAGTCCCAGTCAAATGTATCAAATAATCTGATATCGTCAATAATTAGGACATGTTCTTTGCAAGGAGATTGAGCGATAGCTTCAATTTCTTTAACCAATGGGCAGCTACCATAGGTACCTCCCGGGATATTGGGCCCACTAGCGTGAGCATCTAACCAAAATGTAGCCGGAGTAGTAAGATTTTTTACTATGTTAGGAAGAATATCCGGTGACTCTCCCAACCAAAAGTGAACGTTAGGCTTATCTTTTTGTAGTTCTACGCTGAAATCGTAATACTTTTGCATAAGTTCGATTCCGTGCATAACTTCAAAACCATGTTGGGCTGCTGTATTCATAGTCCAGCCTTCCATGGAGCCTGTTTCAATAAAGGTATTTCCTACCGCATATTGGTTGAGTAAAGGTAATCGGATAGTTCCCATAGCTTAAATCGAAGATTTCTCACGATTTGCAGACATTGCTTCGACTAGTGCCTTAGCTTCTGCTGCCTTTTCCGCAACGGTCAATACACGATTTTCATGAGCCTGCATTGCAGCCAGGTCAGCTTCGGGAATTCGTGCTAGAATATCTGTACGAGCAGCAATCATGCGGTTAAGTTCTGTTTGATACGGAAAACCGCGATTGATATCAGTAGTGAGTCCGTTGATACGGAGCTGGCAATTACGAAGATGCTGTTGCTCTGTATTATACGTGAAGGTAACTTTGGACATAAAGGGTCCTTTCAAAAGGATAGTGAGACATAAAGAAAGTGGGGGAAGGCTGTCTCTAACCTTCCCCCAGGAGCTGCTGACTTAGTTGCCAGCGTCTACAATGTACTTACCGTACTTCTTGTAGAATTCGTCAAAGTTGTGAAGCTGCGAAGGCTCAATCGGCAACTTGTATGTCTTGAGCGCAATCTTTGAACCCATAACGACCAACTCCGTTTCGAAGTTCTTCATCATGTATTCGAAGAAGTTGCCAGCCATTTCGTGGAACTTCTTGTTATCAACACGCTTGTTGTCGATAGCGTCCTTCAACTCATAGCACATAGAAATCGTCAGCGAGTACATCGCAGAGATTTCCTTGACGTTAAGCTCCTTGACCTTACCTTCAAGAATGTCAGCAGGGTTCGGCATGCGACCAGCAACCTTACGGTGTGCCATGAACTTCGTAGCAAGACCATCACCGACAGCACCTGCAACCAAGTTGAACAACGTATCGTTATCAACGTTATCTTCATCAGTAAGCAAGTCGCTCACGAATGTCCACGAACGCGGAGTAGCGAATGCACGGCTTGAAGACTTAGCATCAAAGTCGTAGATATCCTGCTTAGCGAACGAGAGATAACCGACAACGTCCTTGTGAATGCCCTTGTTAACAGCCCAAATCTGCCAAGAGTTGAAGTCAGGACGCATTTCAATGTGAACGAAACGGTTAGCAAGCGGCATCGGCATACGATACGTAACACCCTTGTCGCTGTCGCGGTTACCAGCAGCAACGATAACAACGTTATCAGGCAGCTTGTACTTACCAACACGACGGTTCAGAATAAGCTGATAACCAGCAGCCTGAACAGCAGGGGGTGCGGAGTTCATTTCGTCAAGAAACAGAACTACAATCGGATACTGTGCAGCGAGTTCTTCGCTAGGAAGATCGACAGGCTCGGCCCAATCCATCTTACCGATTTCCTTATTGAAGTAAGGAATACCACGAATGTCAGTCGGTTCCATCTGCGCCATACGCAAATCGACCATATAACCACCGAGTTCATCAGTGATATCTTGAACGCATTCGGACTTACCGATGCCGGGAGGGCCCCAAAGAAAGACAGGACGCTTTACCTTAAATGCAGTAAGCATTGCCTTGCGGGCCTGAATTGAAGTGATAGTGAGATTATCTGAAATCTGAGACATTTAATTAGCTCCTAAGTTAAACAACATAGAGAGTGTTTGCTTTCTTGCTCTCTATAGTCTTGTTATACGACATTATGAGGGGTAAGTCAACCACTTTTTCGCCTTAGTGGATATTTTTTTATGCCATGAGTTTTGCCATAAGGATAAGATGCTCAAGGTGTTTGATAGCCTTAATCATGTCTTCCTTATGTGCATCAAACTTATATGATTTACGGGTTTGACGCATTTCAACCTCAAGGCGGCTGAGTTGAGAATTCATTTCACCTACATTATTGCAGAGTTTCATGAGGTCAGGATTGTATGGAAGACGCTTCAATTGAATGCGTAGGTCACTGATGATTTCCCTAGCTTCTATTGCAGTGTTGAATGTTCTATCCATATTATCACACTACAGTAGTTTTGGGCATAAGTCAACCGCTTTCTTTAGTGAGCCTAGGATCGTCAGGTGAGAATGATCCGCGATTGTAAACTGACTTGACCTGATTAGGATTGAAGGCTACCCAGACTTGTCCGGACTTAGCGTTGCTATCGTTGGGGATTGACTCATTGATGATTGCTCCATCAAAGCCTAGCTTCTGTAGGTTATCAATAAACTCTGCGCCTTCGGGGCCGTCAAACAGTTCCCAACGCTCAAGTTCATAAAAGTGATTATAGATTGAACGAAGGTCAATGTCATTAGCTTTGAATTCTTCTACCGTTTCCTCATCACTTAGCATTCTTGACAGTGCATCGTCACGCAAATCAATTGGGGATTGTATTGATAAGTGAACCGGAAGAACTCTGCCACCTTCTTTGACTCTGCCTGTGTTTGGATCCTCAATAAATGTTTCCGCGAACATGGGGTCTACCGCAAAGAAGGAACCGTGACGCTCTACTTCATATGCCATACCTAGCGCACTAGCAAAGCCTGTGCCGTGCGTGTTAAATGTATCAAAGTCTTTGGTAGTAGCGTGATAGAATGTCTGCGGCTTGCCGTTCTGTACGCCCCAAGACTTTGCTAACCAATTGCCTAAACGCTTTTCTCTGTGCTGTTCATCATAGCCCGGAAACATTTCCTCCTGCTGCTCACCTAAAAAAGTTTTAAACTCTCTCATTAGGTCTTCTGCAATCTTGCCGTCTGCTCGTGCCTGGGGAGGGATGCCTGCTCTGGAAGTCTTGAAGCCAAATGCCTTAGCGTTCTTCTTGATTGCGTCTGGCCTTACATCTACTGTGAGGGCAGTCTTGAAGCGAGGATCGTTCTTTTCTTTTGCTGATGGAATGTAACCTGAGGCTTCATCTATTTTTGGATTCCAAGCATCTGGATTTTTATATGGTTCAGGATTGTCAAACACTGCATATATAACAGGGTAATCTTGATATCCAGCAAAGCCAACTTTTAGTGGCTTCTTGCCGCCCTCACGCCTAACAAAGTCTCGTATGACTTCCTTATAAACATCGTCATAGTTTGCTAAGCGTTTTGGGTTATCAGTAGGTAGATTGCATCGTCTTTCTGCATCCTGTTGACATTCATCAGTGAATCCCTCAAAGTGAACGTGATACGGACCAATCTCCTCTACACCAACATCATCTGGATTCAGTGATTGAACGAAGTTTTCAATTTTGTTTTCATACTGACTATAATCTGAGGCTTCTTTTAGCTTCTTACCCTGGACGGCTGTTGTCTTGTTAGGCTCATCAGCTAATCCAGTCTTTGCTCTAGGCATAAACTTATTGATTGATTTGAGAGTCAACGGACCTAGCTTACCATCAAGGTCAAGGTTAGCGCCATACTTCTTATTCAAGTGTTTTTGAATCTTGAGTACTGCTGCTTTTCTATCGTCGGTCTCATTGACATTGAATGTAGGGTCGGTCTTTTGACGCTTCATACCTTTTGGTTGATTAGGGTCAACCGGGTCAATATCAGTTGTAGTGAGTCCGGTCTTCTCTAAATCTTGAATATATTTGTGTTCGGTATCTTCATCACCAAATGAAAAGATAGTGCTGGGAGGACCTTTACCGAAGTCGTGCTTGCCTAATCCTTTAAGATTACTAACATGCTGTCCTAACTTGTACCAATCATATACGTCACTAACGTCTACTCTGACTGTACCGGCTGGCATCGTGGGCTTAAACTCAGGACCAGGGGGAGGACCATTAGGATCATAGTCTTCGTTAGCATATTCATCAATGCTTAGCTTTTCAGTATGTAGTTCAGCTTTAAGGTCGTGTAGGGCTTGTACTAGACCCTGCTTTCTAACTGCTTTGTATGCTAGATTTTCGGGACCAAACTCGCCGGCTTTATCTAAGCCAGACTTACGATAACGCTTGACCAAAGCAATAGTATCATTGACTCGTTTAGGATCTTTAGACTTAATTGCAAGTTCAATTAAGTCGCCTAATTTCTCGTATTTTGCTTTAGTGGCGACTTCATCAAAGTTTGCTCTACGTTTTTTAGGAATACGAATCCACTTGTCATGAACA